AAGGGAATTTGGTATAAGGAATCGTAATGGTAGCAGCAGTGAATCGGTCAAGTGTTTCTGCTCCGGCAATTAGGGTACGTAATTCAGTCCAAGGAATACCATCTGGCACCTTAACTTCAAATCTTTTAGGTTGTGTTCCACGTGAAACTGCACGGACTTGTCCACTCCGTGCTGTAGTAGATGCAACCATCTTTTTTCTATTGATTGAAAGGGTCTCTGCTCTATCAATAATCCATTGAAAACTCATGTCTTATCCTCTTCTCATAGGTGTGCTTCTAGCACCCTGTTGGCTTACTGCGTATATGAAACTTGGGTCTGCTGCAATCATTGCTTTGAAACTCTGTGCGTCTACTGCGTTAATGTTGTAGGTTACATTGGTTGAACCAAGGTCTGATGCAGTTTGGCTTGCTGATGAGATTGATGCTGGACCTCTGATTAATTCTGGACCCGATTCACCTGCGATACCCCATTTTCCAGCAGGTAAATTACCACCAGTTGCAAATAGACCACCAAAGAAATCACCGACATCATCCCAAATAGATGAACCTGAGTTTTTGTCACTTTGTAAAACACCATACGATGAATTACTTGATGATGCACCTGAGTTACCAGTAAAGAAGTTACTTAATCCACCAGTGAAATCATCCCAAAGTGATGTACCGGATGCTGCGTTTGTTACTCCTTTCACGATATTCCCCAATGCGTTGTTATTTGATTTACCTTGTTGTGCGACGCTATTAGCACCACCGTTCATAAGGATTGTGTATACTGGGTTGCTTTGTGTACCCATTACTTTACCACTACCACCTACACCACCTGAACTACCTGAACCACCCATACCAAATAGACCCATAATAGAATCTAAGATACCACCACCACCTGAACTACCACCATTTAAGATGTTGGCAAATAACACAGTGATTTGACTTCTTAGCAATTCTTCTACAACAGTGGCAAGGAATGATTTCCATTCAAACTTACCTTTGACAGCAAAGTTGACAATCATATCTTCCATACCTTTTGTAGTGGTTTTAAAGATGTCTTGTGCCTGCTTCGCAGCGTTAGTCGCGTCTTCAGTATAAGAGTTAAGTGCTTGTTTCCAACCTGTTGCAAATGTTCTTGAGTTATTGTAACCGGCTTCAGTGGCTCTTTTCAATTCATCACTACCCACTGCTGCTGCTTTGTAGTATTCTGCTACAGTACTTGCATCCAATTGTTCACGTGAAATGTTTTTACGTGCTGCTAATGCTCGCAATTCGCTTTCTGCTGATTGGCGTGCGGCTGCATCTATGTCATAATACTTCTTTTCAATCTCAGTCATACCAGATTTAGCAATGTCATCTTGAATTGCTCTGATCTTATCAACGGCTGCGTATTGTTGACTATTTACAAATGCTTTACGTGTTTGTTCGTCTTGTGCTGCTTGAAGTTCACGTGTTTTGTCAATAATCTCTTGCAAACCTTTGGTATTCAAGTCATAATAGGCTTTGGCTTCTTCAATTGGAAGTGTTTTGATACCACGTCTTGCTGCCTCTGCTGCTATTTCTGCTTTGGCTGACTCATTGGCTGCTGCTTCTAAGTCGTATTGTAGACGAATGGCTGCAGGCATTGTGGTTCTGTTGATATCATCTTGAATTTTTCTTAATTCTTTTTGATTATCAACATTATGTTTTTGCGTTGCTTGGATGATGTTATTTTCAGCAATCTTCTTATTCAACGCATCTTGAGCGTCCATTTGTTTGTTTAACGATGCAGTAGTAGCATCGATAATGGCTTGTCTATCGCTTTGTGGTAATTGCTCTACAGTTATCCCGCGTGATGCAGCGATAGAACGCATCTGTGCGTCAGCAGCGTCGTTTGCCGCGTTTCTAATGTTATTATATTGTTGCTGAACTAGAGGTAACCCAACATTGGCAGCATCGCGATTAAGTTTATTGATTTCATCAGTTTTCTTAATACGCATATTCAACAAAGCAGTATCTAATGCATCTGCTTGCTGTGCATTAGTAAGTTTAGTCTGAGCATCAGTTTGATCTTTTAGTAATCGAGTAGTAGCCTCGATAACTGCATTTCTATCAGTTGATGGTATTTGATCTACTGTGATTCCACGAGCGGCAGCAATAGCACGTAACTGTGAATCTGCAGCAGCCTTTGCCGATGCCTCGATATCTTTGTATTTTTGATCTAAATTAGATAAACCAACTTTAGCAGTTTCTTGATTTAATTTTTCAATGGCATCTTGTTGTGCATACAATTGATTTAATGCAAATATACGTTGTTCAGAAGCACGAGTTGCTTGAATTTGCGCATCAGTATCAGCATTAGTTACTGCTAATGCTTCTTCCATTTTTACTTTAAGGTTATCTGTTGCGGTAGCAAGTTCTTTTAGTGTACGTTCTTTATAACCTTGATCATCAACATTGGCAGCAATATCTTTTTCTGCCATTTTTTGCAATTCTTTTACTGAATCACGATATTTGGTAATAACACTAAGTGATCCATTAACTTTTGCTTGTTGTTCTGAACTTAAACCAATACCAGCAGTGGTTTGCATTGTAGAATTATGTAGATCATCATATGATTTTCTAATATCATCTACTGCTTTAGTACCAGCCTTTTGCAATTCCATTTGAGCAGTTGATAATTGACCTGTTGCACCAAGTGCTTTGTTCATTGCTTCAACGGTATCGAAACCCATTGCATTTGCATAATCTAACTGGGCTTGGGCTAAATCATCTAATGGTTTTTTTCCATCACTGAATATAGAGAATACGGATTCAAATATGGTACTTCCTTCTTTGAACATCCCAATTACATATTCAAATGCACCTGCAATTGCTGTCCAAACAGTCGTGAATAATCCACCAACTACTGCCGCACGTGCGAAAATGGCATTTACTGTTTCTGCACCACCAATAAAATCACTTAAGCCAGTAAGAACAGCAGCAACTATCAGTTTTAAACGAGTAAAGACACTCGAAATACCAGTAACACCTTCACCTAAACTAGTGAAAATGTTTTTAAGTAGGACGAATGGTGCTTTTATTGCTTCAAATATGGTAACAATTGACTCACCAAACCAAGCAAATAGTTTCTTTGCTGATTGAACAGGAGATGTAAATGCTTCGAATGCACCAACTACCATTGTTCGTAACCAAGTGGCACGCATACCAAATTCAATTAAAAATGCGACTATTCTACCAATTGGAGCATATAAGGTTATTAATACTAGACCAATGATTTCAAGTGCACTGACTACTGTACTAACAACCTTACCAATATTAATAAATGCAGCAGCCAATTTGAATATAATGATCTCTAAGGCTCGACCAAGATTCATCTGTTCAGCGAATGTATCAGTAACTTGCATAGCAGTTATCTTCATAACATTCATACTTTCAGATACGGTGATATATCGCTTACCCCATGCTTCATCAACAGCACCTTTCGCTTCTTGAATAGATGCAAGAATACCTTTAGATGTGATTTTGTGCTCAGATGCCATTACCCTCAACGCACCAGCCGTAGCATGATAATGTTTTTGTAGTGCATCACTTAATATAGCAGAATTATCTAAAATGGTATTAAGATCATCTGCTTCAGCAGCACCTTTACCAAACATTTGACCTAATTGATTTAACGAAGCAGCAGTTTCAATGGTACTTTTACCACTTAACGACATTGCACGTGATACAGTGGTAGTAACATCAACTAATGCTTTCTGCGTAATACCCAAATCTCTAGTACTACCAGCCATTCTAACGAATGTTTCAGTATATGCCTCAATGGATTGACCAGATTCGATCGCACCTTTCTGCATTATCTTCATCATATCATTGACTTTTTGACCTTCAAGTGTAACAGAGGTCAATTGAGTCTTAAGTTTCGCCATATCATCTGCCAGAGTAGCAAATTCAACTAATGCTGCACTTGTCGCGAGCGCAGCGAGCCTACCTTGAAGTGTAGAAATTGATGCTATGGCTTGTTGGGTATTGACATTAATATCAAATGTAGTACTACTCATATTATCGTCCTTTTAATAGGGTTTCTGCTCTTTGCTTGAGCCATGCCGCGAAAGGTCTGGTCATACCTTGCCTGGCTTGTTTAGATTTACCAGCATCTAAATCAGTTGCATAGTGGTAATCTGCTTTGATAGTTCGTCTATTTTGTAATTTTGTACTGCGTCTTGCATTACCGGTACGAATTGGTGTAAGTTGACGGAATTTAGTCAATGCTTCATCAGGTAATTGATTTAACATTTTGTTAATACCTTGTAATCTTATACCAATACCATCCGATGTTTTGTTGACTTTAATTCCAATCATTCTTCTTCCCTCGCTCGTCTAATCATCTCAATCATATCTGCCTGTGTGGGCATACCTGATTTTGGTGCATTTCCATGTGCTTTGTCGTGTTGGTAGGCTTGATACCTACTTGATATGTCTATGACATACAAATCAAATGAAGTGCCCTTTTCGAGCACCTCACTTGGTAACATTTTATATCGATGTGCTATGTTATCAACTGTAAGTATGCTTTGAACATACCGGTCAGTTTCAAAATCAACCACATCTTCGATTACTTTCCCAACATATCCACAACTTTAGTAATGACTCGCATTAGCAAAGTAGTTGGAAGTGTGTTATCATCTTTAATTAATTGATTTCCCTTGTCATCAAGGATTAAGGTGCGTACAATGTCTAACATTGAACTTGCATCTGTCTGTTCTCGGTTGGCGAGTTTCAAGAAGATGTCTAACGGTTGGCGATCCCATGTGTGGAATTCAATGGGTTCACCGAATTCTTGGATAGTCGCTTCATCATCTAAAATGATGGCAACTAATTGTGGTTTTGATGCGATTGATGCTAAATGTTTCATGCTTATACTCCAATTCTGTTCGATAGTTCGTTTGCTATGATTCTTAAGAAACTTAGCCGACTTTGTACTTTGTTTACGTCCGCTTGTGCGCATTTCAACTCGTTCTGTGATTTTGCTAATTCTGCAGTTAGACTCTGTAAGAGTTCTGCGTCTGTCTTTTCTTCAATGATCTGCATTATCTTTTAGTCCTAAAGGCAGGTGGTGGGTGAATAGCCCACCACCTGTAAGGTTATTAACCTGAGATTGTTTGTACTGTGAAGTCACCAGTAACTGTGATAGTTACAGGAGTTACCCAAACAGGGCTATCCGCAGATACAGTTGGAGCAAGACCAGTGATGTAGCCTTGTCCACAGATCCATTTGTCTAGTGTAGCACCTGCTTCTTCCATTTTTAAGTTGAAAGTAACCAATGTTTTGTTACGTGACAAACCTAAGATACCTTGTGCAGCAACAGTATCGCTTTGAACTGATGCTAAAGTAGTACCGAAGAAGGTTGTTGAGTCAACAACTAAGTTCATACTTACTGAGTTAGTAGAAGTAGTTGCAACTTGTTTTTTCGCAGTAGAGTCCAATTGGCTCCATGTGAATACATCGTTAGATGCATTGATTGTAATATCTTTTAAAGATGGTACAGTCAAAGGCGAAGCAGATAATGCGATAGTTCCAAGCGCGATGCCACTGTCTAATTTCAAGACGATTTGTGATAATGTGCCTGGTGCTGGATTGATATAATTTGCCATAATTTTTGTTCCTTATACAAGTGCTTGGAATGTAAATTCCACGGTTGTCAGCATTAAATCGTCAATGTATTCACTGGTAGATGTAGCATCTTTTCGAAATCCTTTTAAGACTTGAATCGAATCTTTTGCTAATCTAATCAATTGAACAACTTGATTGTAATCTGCTGGTAGTTGTTTTGCGTCAGTTGTGAAGTAAACTCTGATAGTAGTTACTACCTGATCAATATCTCCATCAAGAAGTGGTATGAATGCAGTTTGTTCGATTTGTTCAACATCTACATAAATCTTCTTAACATTCTTGATGAATAGTTCAGTACCATTTGGTTTAAATGGCAACTCTTCTGAAACAGCGAAGTTTTTAAGTTTCAATTGTTTCAAATAAGCAATAATATCGCTTCTCATCTTACTCTCCGTAAATTATAGGTACCTTGTTTGATTTCAGTTGTTTCAACGGTTCCGTCGTTATCGAAATCATACCAGTCACCTAGTAAAGTCAATTCTCCATAAAGTTGGTCTGCTTTGATTCTGTAGAAAGATATCTTATTAAATTCAGAGTTCTCACTATTGCCAAAGTTTGCTACTTTTGGTAGAATGTATTCTGCTAATGCTTCATATACGCATAAGTCAGTAAAGTCATTATGACGTGATAGAATCTTAGCAGAATCAAAAGGCTCAGTGGTATTCAACTTCCATTTGTAGTCTCGATACCACTGGCTGTTTGCAAATTTACTTACGAGTCTTTCAGTTGCACGAACTAAAAGATTATCGATGACACTATCAGAAAGTCCTTCGTTTTCGTCAAACAAACGCTGATCTCTATCGAGAACATCTTGATATTCTGCGAATGAGGTTACGACTTCGTCTTCATAAACAAAGGACATTCAAATCACCTTTAGATTGCTGCGTCAGCAGTTAATTTCAAACCGTGAGTTGGCATAATGATTTGTGCACCGGCTTGAGCAGTTAACACTAAGTCAGTAGCACGTGCTGCTGCTTGACGTTGAGTTTCCAAAGCGATAGTGCCGCGAGCAGCAAGGCCAAAGGCAGATGGCGCAAATACTGCACCTACTGAATCACCTGAACCGTCGATAGCAACTAAGCCTGATTCAAAGATTTGAACACCAGCGATAGTGCCGATGTAACCAGCAGTTAAGATTTGGTTACCCAAATTACTTAATGCAGATGCACCAGAAGTGATTGCTAATTCTTTTTTCAATTGGTATGCTTGTAAAGGATTAACCACTGCGTAGAATGGACCTACTAATTTACGTGAACGTAAAGTAGCAGCCGCTTTTAAGATGTGGTCAACTGTTAATTCTGCACCTGCACCTGGACCGCCTTCGGTTAATGATGCGAATTTAGAGAACAACATTGTGTCAACTGATTCAGCAATTGCACGACCTGCTTGGTCACCCAATTGAGCAAGAACATTACCTTGCGCAGAACCTTGCAACATGTCAGTAATGCGATGTGCAACAACGTGTTCAACTAATGTGATTGTTTGTGAACTTGTGTCAGTATCTTTGAAAGATGCAGCAGATTCATCAGTGATTAAATCAGCAGCAATGTTTGCCCATACAGGAACTTGAACTTGTTTGCCGCTGTTCATAGGAACATCGTAAACAGTTGACAATTGACGTGCAATTGAACTTTCGTATGCTTGATATTGTGCTGCTGCAAGTAAAGGTACAAATAATTCGCTATTAAGCGCGGTTGTGTTATTAGGCATGATTTAAAACTCCGTTATAGTTTGCCTTCGGCTTTCGCCTCGGCGTATAATTTTCTATGGGCTGGATTAGCCATATCCAATTGACTTATATCCAACTTTGTGTTAGTACCAGCACTATGACTGGACTTAGTATTTGTAGTGGCAGGCGTAGGTTGAACAAAGTGAGGATTCGATTGTAAGAACTCTTGTACTAAATCCTGTACACCAAGTGGACTTCCATTGTCTGTGTATCTTACCGTTCCTTTCGAATCAACTACTTCGACTTCACCATCCCCGTTTAAACGAACTTGACCTTGAAGTAGAGTCTTTACTTGTTCAGCGTTAACAGCCTTGAGTTGGCTTGCTGCGCTGAGGATTGGAGTATTGACTTTATAATCTTGAATGATCGCGTCACGTTTAGAGATTTCAGCATCTTTCTTATTTGCTAGTTCCTTTAAAATGGTCTCGAATTCACCTCGTTTTACTGCTTCTTCCTGCTTTTGTTGTTCAGCAGATTGAACCAATTGTTTTAGGTATTCTGGATCACCTAAGCCATCATATTTCTTAGATACTTTATGCTCAACACTTGAACGTGTTTTAGCCATCAGTGCATCTACTTCGGCTTGCGTATAAGTTTTTGCTGTTTCTTGACTTGCAGTGTCAATTACTGTTTGTTCTGTTGCCAATGTTTGATCGGTCATTGTTACCTCGCCTCCAAATGAGTAATTACTATATCTAGTAGTATTTATGCAATATACCTACTACTAGTAGGTATATAATGTTATAACGTTACATCTGTTATCTTTTAGTCTTCAAGTTCACCAGTTTCAGGAAATTGATCTGGATTCATGGATGTCGTATCTTTTAGTGCAGCCAATTCATCTTCATCGAGATCAAGCCAATCTAAAATTGAAATGTCAATGGCTTGTTTGACTCTTGGATCTACTGGGTTAGTATCAGCAGCAATTTTCAAATTGGCAATCTCATTACCAGTGTCTCTGATGTTAAATGCTTTTGGATAGCATACTTCACCATCCCAGGTGGTATCTTGATATGCACAGAAAAGTTTCCACATTTGTTCTTCTGCTAACTCAAGATTGTTTGCTTTTGATGCTAACTTAGCATTAAGCAATTGGAATTCAGTATCTCTTGCAACACCTGACATTACACTAGCAGTATTCGATCTTGCAACACCAACGTTAGCCATTTTGTCAATTGCTTCAATAGAATGGTTGATTGCTTCGTAGATTGCTGATACACTACCACCTGAATACTCTAAAAGATAAGGTTTCAACCCTGAATCCAAATGATCTGGCATGTGAATAATAGAACCTGCACCGATACCTGCATCTGTTTCAGGAGTTTTTACAAGACTCGGATGGCTATCCAATCGAATAGTTTGTTCAATTTCACTCGTGCAGTTGTAAATGAATCTTTGATGGTCTGCGATATCTGAGATATCAGAGACACCAATTCCTCGAACCGGGCTGCGATCATTATACACAATAATAGCGGGAATACTACCAAGACCATTAGGCTCAATGATATCGCTAACCATAAAGCCATCGCGAATATTAACAACACACGTCCGAATAGTGTCTTTGGTCCAGATTTTAACTGTGTGCACATCTCCATTTACATCCTCTAGGTATCTAAAATTAGTTAATTCAAATCGTCCATTAGGTTTACGTGTCCATTGCCAGTCGAGCACTGTCAACGGAGTTAACAGATTCACATAAGGTCTGATGCCTTCTGCAATCTCATCTGCTCTTGTCACAGCATCAATTGATGGTTTAGCCATAACGATCCAAGCATGACCAAATACAGATGCCCAAGTTGCAACTTCACTCATGAATGAGTCTATTGATCTACCTTCAAAATCACAGTCTTCTACAAAACTACCCAACTCAGGAGTGGTAGCAATTCCTCCATAGTTACGTTCTGCGGTTTCACGAAAAAGAAAAGCATTATAAAGAGCAATAATGCCTTTAGCATGATTTTCAAGAGCGGTAGCACGACATCTTGCATTATATTCAAGTTCAGTCTCCAATTGGTAACGCGTCAAGTGGGCTGCGTTTCTGTATTCTTCACCTCCGACGTAACTCTGAAGTAAGTACATCCATTGGTTCTTGTAAGTTGTGTATATGTGATTACCTGCGACAATATCTGCAAGTTCTCTATTGAGTGTTTGAGTAATATCCATTTTGTATCCTTATTGATGACCCCAGCGTTGTGGAGTAATTGGTTCGATATCTCTGCGAATGGGGAATAAGTAATCAATCATATAACCAAGTGCGTCATTCATATGATCGAATCCCGAATCCTTGTCTGGTATCGAAGTACCTTCTTTGTAAACTTGACGTTCCAAGCATTCTATTGTATGCTTACACCGGTTAGCAATAAACAAATGACGAGTATAATTGCTTGCACATAGTCTGGCATTGACTGCATTAATCCTATCCCTCACTGGTGTGTGCTTTTTAGGGCACTTGACAACGAATCCGGCATTTGCTAGAATGTTATTATCTGTGCGTCCACCAGCAGAA